TCCACGGAGTCGCGTAGTAGTTGGTCCCGTGGGTGGTCTTCTTCGTTAGCTGCCGGTAAGAGTCTTCAGAACCCGGGACTTTATTAGCCTCCGCATAAGTGCGGTCGTTCGGGATGCCATAAGAGATGGAAGCCACGAAGGTGTGCACGTCCTCAGAGTTTACGGCTTTGATGTAGTTCTCATCACCACTTAGGTAAGCCACCGCTTTAGCCTCGGCCCCTTGTTGGTCCGTCTGCACAAAGGTCATCCCCTCATCTGCTACGAAGAAGTGCCTCATCTCACGGTCAATGTTCTGAACGTTAGAGTTACCGGTAATAGAAACTTTTCCTTCATGTTTAATAAGAAAGTATCCTGTGGAGGTCTGCAAACAATAAACCTTATCTTGTGGATCTATTTCTTTCCAATGTTGTGGTTCTACATTAACATAATTTCTGGGCTTGATATTTAATTTAGTAAGAAAAAGATTTGTTTTATTGCTACCGTAGCCCCTGTTATTAGAAACGGTAATTTGTGTGGATCCTAAGTTAGTAAGGTGAGCTGCCGTTTGTAGCCAATTACACTGCTCTTTGTCCTTATTAAAAAATACGTAACTATTATTTCTAATGTGAGAATCCCAATACTTTAACTCATCAAATATAATAGCTCTGCTAATAGGACCTAAAGTTAAAAGCCACTTTCCATAAACATCTCCCGTAAGACTAATTAATGCATCTTCTTTTTTAATTGTAAATCTTTTGCAATTCTTACTGGGCTTTTGCGTTTCATAAGTAATCCCGCCCTTGGTGCACAAATCAATTAAACGATCTACCTTTCTTTGCTTAAATAAAGAAAGCCTATAACACCCTCTCTCTAAACTACCATCGGCTAAACAAGCTACCATTAAACGCAAGTTGTATTCTGGGTATTCTGTTCCACCTGGATACAATCCAGCTGATGGCAACGTATAAGTTCCATTCATTAAGTCTGTGGTTTTACGTTCTAACCACTTCCTAGTTAGGTGACCAGGATGTTTATAAGCATGCTTATGATCTGATGTAAAGATTCCACTAACTTGCTTTGTTTCAAGTCTATAAAGCTTATCTTGATTAGCTCTACTAACCTTAGTTGTTTCCTCAAAAATTATTTCGTTGGAATCTTTGTTCCAAACAGCGGCTTTTGGTGAGTTAATGGCATCTCTTATGGGAATCCAACCATCTGTAGTTAATATTTCAGTATTACCATCAATACACCCACACCAAAAGGGATGTGAACTGGATGATAAACGCAATGTTTCTGTACCTGACAAATTATATGATGTCATCATACGCCCATTAAGCAGCTTTGCAGATAGCATATCGAGTTCTTTATCAAGTTCCCTGATGCGTATAACCAGCTTCGCCACCACGGCACACCTGGAGTGCTTCTCAGCCAGCGTCTTAAGCTTATCCGTATCTGTGGTAATTTTAGCCTCTCCACCTTTCCTCGTAATGAGATCACTCTCGGGAACGCAGAGCCAGTCACGGAAAAATTCCACCATCTGCTTGGGTGAAGCCGGGTTAAGGGCCTTGCCCCACACGCTCCTTGCAATGAAGTTCAGCTGAGCCTGAGCTCTTTGTTGGCGCCTCAAAGTCTTATGAGCCACCTTTGCCCGGAGCTTCTCGTCCACCTTAATGCCCCGCCTCATCATGGTCATGACTGGGCCAAGCATCCGCTGAAGATACCAATAGGTATCCCCGTAGTTCTCGTCCGCTGCTAATTGTTTACTTAAAGTCTCCCTTAATAGCCATGTATTAAGAGTATCGCTAGCATTATAGCAAATATCCCTTTCGGCCTCATTAGGAGTAGCCGTTATGACCAGACGTTTCATTCCAGGATTACCTTTCGGAGGCTCTTAAAGACCTCTTTGGGGTTATCTACATCTTGTAGCCTAGAGTACATAGTTCGTACTAAATCTGGGGAAAAGCCCGCCATCTCCACCACCTGCTCAAAGTCCTGCACGCTAGTCCCAATACTCGCGGTGAACCACGCCTTGGCTTGTTCCTTTAAGAGTTCATTCTGAGAGAGCAAGTCCTCGAACTGTTGAACCATCACAGCTCTCCACAAAAACTCTTCACTCAATCCACCTCTCCTCTCTTGTTAATAGCCTTCTTGGACTTAACCCTAAGGTGCTTCCAAGCTGGAACGTCTAGGTGATGCGCCGCTGCGTTTCCCAGGGACTTGCGCCACTCAGGATTAATAGCGTGTTGCATCAGCATAGTGTCGTCCACTAATCCAAGGGGGTGGATACCATGACCGTCCAAATAAGTCAAGTCATAAACGGAATTGTGGAAAGTCCACGTTATGGTGGGATCCATGGCTACCTTGTGAAGTGAAGTCCAAATTTTAACTTCTTCCTCCTCAGTCCACCTGTTCCCACCCTCTGTGAAAATAGGCACATAAAGGCATTCTTGGCCGGAAGGTGCGAGGGAGAACTCATTCACCTCATTCCACAAAGTTTCTACGTCGAAAGAAAGAACTGTTCCGGGCTTAATGCTTTCCAAATAGGTGACAATGTCCTCCACTCGTTCTGGAATAAGGGCAACTTGTTCTCTTTCGTCCGGGAAGCGTTGGACCTTTGCAAGCGAGAGCATGACTTCCGCCCTCGTCTTCCACGCTTTGTAGGCAAAAAGGTCCGGAGAGATCGTAGGGACAACGTGCTTGATTCCTGGGCCGAGGTGGTGCTCAGTAACATGAGTTCCCTTAAACCGCTCAAAGCTTTTTCCAGTTGCGACGAAAGTAGCGATAGGTCCGAAGGTGACAACTGCTTCAGCTCCTCCGAGGGCCTTTCGGAGAGGGAGAGCTCGGTTAAGGGGATCACTCTTGTAAAAGGTAGCTCGCTCTTTGGGAGAAAGCCACTTCGGAAGAGCATAGAAGAACCCGACTGGTTCACACGAGGAAATCTTACAGAGGTCATCAAGGACCGCCTTAGCCCACTTTCCAATTCCAGTTCCATCAACTGCTCCTTCCGGGCTCTTCCAGTCAAAGAGGAATGCTACTCTCACCTTACAAATCCTGACAGATCCTGCTTAGCCCAACCCTTAGCCTTAAGACCCACCACGCAAGGCCGGGGGTCCGCAAAGCGAAGGTCATGCTCATCCCCGTTAATCACAGTGAAGTCCTTGCCGGCAATGCTGAAAGAAGCAGGAGGCCCATCACGAAAGACCACAGCACAATTAAAACCATTGGCCAAGTAATCCGAAGCCCACCTCTCTGAATTGGGGTCTTCATTAAGGGAATAGGTCCAACTAATTTCTGGTCTCGTTTTCCACCTATTTGGGACTTTTGTGTATTCATATCGCTCAATTCCTTCGCGCTTGCAAAAGGCTTCGATGTCAAAGAGGGACTTCCACTTGGGTTGGTCCCAATCAAGGTCGCTAGTTCCGTTAAGCCTAAGAGCAACACGCTTCTTCTCCTTAGTCCCTCTCTTCACTGCCGCCTTAAGTTCCTTCTCTAGCTGCTTAAAGAACTGATGAGGCATTTCCATTAGAAGCCTTGTTCTTCGTTGCCGAGCAGTCTGAACGCTTCCTGCGTGGTTCCAAGCAGCCACATCGTCAAAGGTGAGGCGCTTAACGTGGCCAACGGCACCGAGGCCACTCAAGTTAAGGCAAGCTCTGCGGCATCCTTCAGTAGCGTGGGAGCAGACGTTCCACCCACTTAGGTCCGTGGGCTGAAGGTAAACAGCATAGTTATGATAACCTAACGCTTCCGCTTTCTTAAGCTTTGAGGAGTCCTTAGTTAACAAGTCCACAGCTCATCATCCTTAATCTTGTAAGCTAACTCATAGCCCTTAGCCTTAAGGAAATCCGTTGCGCCATTCGGATCAAAGCCCCTGGCAATGGCATTCTTGGCCTTGTTCTCCAGAATGATGGCGGGCTTTAGGTTATTTAGCAATTGCTCAGCACCCATCAGGACCGGAAACTCTGAGCCTTCCACGTCCACCTTAATTAAGTCCAAGGCAATGGGAGCCCAGGAGTCCAAGCGTGCTGTTGGAATAACGCCTCGGTCCTCTAAGACATAGCTCATCCCGGTGTTGCCTTCAAGGCTCATGTCCATTAGCTTGTTGTTCTCATTCCAAGTCACTAGGTTATGAGTGCTAACGTTGTAATGCTTCTTCTCATAAAGGTTAGCCTTAAGGGCTGCAAAGTTTTCCCTATTAGGTTCCCATGCAGAGACCCATTTGAATTCCTCGGCCAAGTAAGAAGTCCAGGTTCCAATGTGGGCTCCTACGTCCCAGGCATTGTCCCTTCCAGGAATGAATCGGAGGAATTCCTTGAGGCGCTTAACTTGAAAGCCCTCCTCCAGAAGCACGTCCGGAGTGAAGAAGGTGTCCCTATCAGGGAGATACCAGCCGTTAACGATTTTCAAAAATGCCCCCATAAGGAAAGGGGAGAAGCCCTAAGGCCCCTCCCCACAGTTAACGCTTCGTGTTTCTCATTCATCTTATTCAAGTCACGAAGCCTTTGCGTTAGGCCGCCTTCCGAGAATTCTGGAAGGTCCCAATACGCGTCACATCCAGGCGGGGGAAAGCCCGGCCCGCCTCAACGTCTTTGGCCCGGAGCTCAACGGCCCCATCATAGGTGTTACCCACCGCAGCCTCGAGCATGCTTCGCGGGGTCTCACCCTCCTGGAACGCACCCAGCTCAGTCAGCACCCTCTCCGCGATGCCGGCCGAAATAGTGCCCTCCGTGATCCAAAGGGTGTAATAAGCCTGAGCACGGCTCAAGTCCACCCCTTCCACATCCTGGCCACCAGTCGCGTCAATCAGACCGGAGATGATTTCAAAGCCCTCGTTCCCATTATTCGGGTTACGAGCAGCCTTCACTTCCCGCACCACCATGGAGTAAGAACCGGGAGGCGTGGGCTTCCGGGGCGCGGCAGCCGGATTGGAAGTCAGAACTTGGTCAAGTAAACTCTTAGTAGTATCAGTCATTCTTTAGTACCTTTCTTTCCTTTCCCAGGAGCTTGTCAAAAATGACTCCTAGGTTAAACTCCTCTTCAGTCTTTAGGACACTGGGATTAGAGGACTTCATACCCAGCATGCCATCAGCGTCGGTTCTAATGACCCTCTTAATGGTCTGACCGACGGGTGATACTTTGATAGAGAACACATCCGTGAAGTCTTGGGAAAACGATTGCGGAAGAGTCTTCCCTAAGCAAGTCGGATAAGCCTTGATAATAGTTTTATCCTGAATAGTCGGATGCGGAATGTCAATGTAGCGAATGTGAGCTATGACTACCACGTTACACTTGAGGTTTCCGGGACCCAGGAGCCAATGCATTGAGTCCTTAAGCTCCTCACCCGCCACCATGTAATGAGAGGGAAGGTGGTTATTCGGAGCTTTAGTGCCCGCAAGGCAAGCTTCCCCGAACTTAGTAGCTGAGTCCACCACCAATACGTCATCATTCCCCCAGGTCTTAACGTCTCCTAGATCCTCATCCGAGTTCACTTTCCACCTGCGAATGAGTGCATTAAATGCCTGCAAGGTCTTCTCATTCGAGGGATCTAGGGGAAAGTAATGAACCCGCTTGCGCCCTTCCGGGGTTAAGTAAGAGTTCATCACATTAAGGTTCCCTTCCAGGTCCAAGATGCGGAGGTTGTAACCTTGGTTCGCTAGGGTGGAAAGAAGCCCCGTCTTGCCTGAGCCGCTATCCCCAATGAGGAGAAGCTTGACGCGCTGCTCTTTCGTAAATGCCTCAAATGCTGGCATTAGCTTACGGCCTCCAGTTCCCACTCAGTCACATAAGTCACATCGTCCTTTTGGAATTGATCCGGACTCCCATTCCCGTAGGTAATCTCAGCAGCCTTGCGGGAGCCTGCTACGGAAGGGTTCTCCATCCGGACTCGCACAAAGGCCCGCTCCACCTTCTTAAACGTTAGTTCAACTTCATGGCTCATCTTAATTCCTTTGCTTTCATCTCAAGTTATCATCTCGGCGGGGCTTTGTCGAGAGAAATTTTATTTCGTTTTAACACTAGTTTTTAAAACTTCCTTGCTGTCCCACCAAGCAATATCAAAGTTCCGCATTGCTTCATCTGGGGAAGTGCCGAAAACTTTAACGCTCCCATAACGAGCCTGCCACCACTCATGACCAGCTAACAGAAGCTCAGGCTTGAAGAGGACGGAAGGGCGTTGAAGCTCATGAGCAGCCGCTATGAATTCATGTTCAATCCTAGTGATGTTCCAGCTAATGTCAAAGCTTTCTCGGACAACTTGAGCTAAGACTTCCCCGATGTTTACTCCACTAATCCTGGAACGAACGGCATCATAAGTGGCCTGATATGAGTCACTCATTAGGTTCTCCTTTTAAGTAATTAGGAATGTGTCTAGGGCCGGGCCTTAATTCTATGTGAAGGTTATCTCCTAACCTAGTATCTCCCCGGTCTAAGGAAATCTGAATGGCCCTTTGTGCTTTGCTCCTGGAGATACCTAGTTCCTTCACTAGCCTATCCACTAAGTCCTTAGCACTAAGACTCATCGCCCAGCACCTTCAGCACGGTGGAGCGGCAGGCGTTGAAGCCGTGTTCGTATTCGCCCCCGCCGGGGGATGAACGCTGTGGATGCACTTCATCCACCACCTGACGGACAAGCGTTTTAATCCGCGCTTCGGCCGCATCGCGCTCAGAAGCCAGTTCAGCGATGATGTGCGGTGCGTCAGAGCCGACATCTTCCGCGTGGGGCCATGCAGCGTATGCCGCTTCGATAATGGCCGCGCGGAATGCAGCATCGGCGGCTTCCAACGCTTCGATCCGCGTGTTCCGATCCCGCAGCAACGCCAATCCAGTCTTCTCGAAGGATTCAAAGCGCGCGTCGCCAGCCTCGATGCGGGCGATGATGGACAGATCAAACTCACGGCTGAATGGAATCTCGTTGCCGCGCGCGAGATCGTGTTTCCACCACGCGATCTGCGCATCCGTCGCCGGCGGCACGGGCGCGCTCACCGCGCATCCTCCGTCGCCAGGGCTGCGGCGGCGGCCAGGGCGAACAGGGCGTCGGCGCCGGCGATGGCCGGCACCCCTTGCTCCACGGCCTCGCGCACGACGGCGAGAACAACATCAGCAAGCAGTTTCGCATCGAAGTATTCGCACTCGCGTTCGCGGTCTTCGAGTGCCCACATCACCCTCTCCCGCAGCGTTATTTCTTCACTCATCTTTAGCTTCCTTTTTCTTAACGAAACGGGACTCACCGGCACAGTTATAAAGCATCTTAAGGTGGCCGGTCTTACAAAGCTTACGGCACACTTTGTAGAGGGCTTGATCTCGGTAGCGCCAGGAGACCCTGAAGCCATCCTCTTTACTAGCTATCTCTATGATCCTATTCGGTGTCAGATGGTTGAACACTGGCCTCGTGAACCACTCCGGGCTGGGCGTCTTCATCTGGCTTCTTCCTTGTCAAGGGCTGGTCCAAGAGGCTCCTGTATTGGGTGCAGTAGCGGCTGACGGGGCAATACATCTGGCACCTAACCGGAGCCCCGGGGCGATGCTGAATTTCATACTTGTCCTTTGGCTTAAGGGTGGTGAGTTCCAGGACCTTAGCCTTAGCTTCCGCCTCAGTGTCCAAGATGGCAGTTGCTCTTACGTTTCCAGTTTTAGTGACAGCCCATACCTCGGAACGCATCCACCTCTCTTCGGGAGTGCAAGGACGAGGCTTGCCGCTCTTAGCTGCCCTATGCTCTGCAATTCGCTTTCGGAGGAATTCTTCCACTTCAGCATCGGGAAGGAGGGTGACGGAAGCAATGGCCACTTGTTGGGGCGGGTAATTAGCGGTCCGGAGAGATTCCGGCTTGGACCAATCCCGAAGGATGCCCACAATTTCCGCCGTCTCCACCTTGAATCCCTTCTTCCTAAGCATCCAGGCGTAGATGTTTTGCTGCCAGAACCAGTCATCCGGGAGGTTATCATCTGAGGTGAACTTCCACACAGTGGTGACTTTGAAATCCTGGAGCTTATTAGTGGCTAGGCACAAGGAATCAGTTTGGCCCTTGAGGAGGGTGCCTTCAAATTCCTGGAGCAGAATGGTTTCCGCCAGGGTGGAGTGATCCTCTGAAGCAGCCCTCTCCAGGATGGTGTGAACGGAGGAACCTAAGAGCTTAAAGATTTCATCCGAGACATCCACCTCCAGAATGGCATCATGGGTTGTTAGGAGGGAGGAGATTTGAGGTGGTTGGAGTAGTTCCGTCACGGAGAAGTCCGCCGCCATTTTCGTATAAGGTGAGTTCATGATAGCTGCTGAAATTGCGGAAGGCAGCCCTAACTTGTTCGTGAAAATCATCGTCGTAAATTCCCGTTGGTGTAGTAGAAACTTCTCTAAAGAATAGGGGAACCATAGCTCCACCTCTTAAGAAATAGGGTGATCCTTTTCCTCTGACGGAAGAATGAAAGAAGGAGCTAACCTTGGGCTCACCCAAGTAAAGTCCAAAATATGTAAGTTTAGAAGCTAAACTAAACCTGTCCTTTCCATATCGCCACTGAAACTTAGAGATGTTTTCAGGAAGGCAGATGATGTCATTCCCATGGGAGCAGGCTGTCCCCAGGAGGAGTGCTGTCCAGTAGCCCTTCCCCTTCAGGAACTGGGTTAGCTGTTCCAGTTGCTCCGGGCTTAGACTTGGGTGCCTTTGACTTAGTCCCTTTAATAGCTCGCTTTTTAACAGCTTCTTTCTCTTTGGCCAAGTTCTCCATGGTGAGTCCTCTAGCAGCTCGGTGCTTGGCAACGACGGCAGTAATTCTTGCTGCTGCATCTTTTAATTCTTCCTTCGACCACTTCTCAGGGTCCTGCTGGAAAATCCTACTATCCGGAATAAGCTTCTTAAGGAGTGTCATCTCTTGCCTGCTACAATAATTGCCCCGGCAAAGGCCCCTAGGAGTATGATAATAAAAATTCCCAGGATGAAAAGAGGCGGAGAAAGAACCCACCACCAACTCCAGTCAATTACATTGCCTAACTTTAAGCCAATGAATAGAAGTGTTAAGGCTCCAACGAAACCTATTCCACCGCTGTTAACGTTCTGCTGTTCCACTATCTGGACTCCTTGAAAAGAATTCTTCTCTTTCTAGACGATCTTCCCTTAGTCGATCTGGATCAGGCTTTGTGAATTCCTCTGCTCTGACTAAAGCACTCTCTTTCATAGTCTCAAGGGAATCATTTAGGAGGTCCCAGATGTCCTCATCCAATTCTAGTTCTGAAAGGTCATCCTTGAAGAATTCCAAAAGCATTCTTAATTCGTTCATCTTAGCCTGATATGTTTCAATTTCGGCAACGTCTTCAGGAAGAAGTTCCGGCACCTCTGAGCCCCACCACTTTTCAATGGCGTCAAAGGGCATTCCATCTGGATACGGCATTAGGAAATCCTTATGTTTTTTGTCTTCAAAAAATCCAAAGCTGCTTCTCCAGCGTAAGGATCAACAGCCTTGGTTGCTTCTTTAATCACAGTCACATTATGACCCCTAAGATAAGCATCATAAGCAGTTTCCTTCACGCAATAATCCAAGGCAAGACCTACTACGTCCACATCTACGATGCCTCTGATTCCTAAGAAACCACCGAGACCCGAGGTATTTGCCGCGTGATCAACGAAAGGAGAATAAGCATCCATCCATACTTTGGTTCCCTTACGGATTATTAGGTCCGCTGCTTTGTGGTTAAGGTGGGGAGCGAAGGCTGCGCCTTTGGTTCCTTGGATGCAATGAGGCGGCCACACCTTAAAAGAACAATGGTCCTTAGGATGCCAGTCTTGGGTGAAAATGATGGTTTCATAATCCCCACTTGAGATGATGTTATTAATCGGACGAATAACTTCTTGGCCCCCCGGAACCTTTAGGGAACCCGTGATGAAGTCATTCTGGACATCCACTACTATAAGCGCCTTAGTCATGGCCTTTCTCCAACACTTCTAGGATTTTCTGTGCTTCAACGGGGCTGAAACCTGAAATCCTAGCAAGCCTTTCCATAACCTTCTTCTTAGTCTCTAGGTCCAGAGCATTAAGATAAGCCGCCTGGTCCCGGAGTTCCTCTGGATCAATCATGCCGGAGCGCTCCTTGCTTTTACGGAAAAGCCAATAGGAATTGGATAAGCTAGGGCTTGCTTATAGTTCCGTTCAATCCTATTGGCCTCCTCTACCGCATCCTGCTTAGTAAGATAAATGTTACTAACTGATATGGACTCTATAGCCACCCACTCCTTATCATGCCATTCAATTAGAACAATCCAGAGATCACCTGACGGGGCACATGCCGGAGGCGCAGCCGTCGTCTTCAAGAGAGAGGAGTTCTGCGCCATCTGCTGCTCCAATTCTGACAGGCTTGAGAGTTCTTGCGTAGTCATCAAAGATTTCCTTTGTTACCACCTCTTGAGGTAGGTATTTGTAGCCTAAGTCAGCAGCTGTTTTCGTGGGATCATTCCGGAAAAGCCAGCTCACTCCCACGAAGGAGTCCCAGTTCTTATGAAGCCAGTTCACAATGGCATTCGCCTCGGAAGGATCATAAGAGACTGTGATGGAACAGTTATGGTCCACATAATGATCCATCATGAACTTGTAACGCTCCAGCTGTGTAAGGGCACTGTCCAGGTTAACAGGAGTTCCATTGAAGTCCTGGAAGCCACAATCAGGGTATTCTACTGGGACGGTGACAAGAACAGAATCAATAGCATTAGGGTTAGGGAAAATACGATACCCAGCACTCTTAAGAATAGGAAGTAGTTCGTCATTTTGGCTCATCACAATGTTGTTAAGAATGAATTGGCCCAGAGGCTTGTGGACTCCCTCAGTAGTGTCCATTAGTTTACTAAGAGTTCCACTGGGTTTTACAGTTGTGGTATTTTTAGACAATGGAAGTCCCAGCTCTTTAGCCATACTATTAACTCCCAAATGAGCTGCCTCTTTAAGCTTACTAAAAGCTTCTACATCACTAATACGTTCCCAACCAACAATTCCGGTAAGACCAACTCCGGTTAGACGAAGGTAATTATTCATTTCATGCCAGGAGTCCTGAAGGATACCGTCTCGGAGGTCCACGCACGTCTGCCTGTAGTTAGCTCTAGCGATGAGCCGGACTGCCTTAACTAGGCTATCCCATTGGCCATTAAAGGCTGGTAAATTGACTTCCACTAAGTTGCAGAATGAAGTATTACCTAATAGTATCTCTCCGCATGGATTAACACCCTTATAAAAGGGAGCCCTTTTAACTGCCGCTTCACCGTTAATAAAACCCGGTTCGCTTCCACCACCATCAATAATGGTCTGAAAAAGTCCCTTCAATTCATTCTTACTTGGACGTTCCGAAAAGACTACCGAGTTATTACTCTGGGTTCTCTGAGGATTGGGGTTCCACCAGTCTCCAGTCTTAGC